TGTTGGTGTCCAAGTACCTTCTTCATAGTCATCTAGTGTGTTTGCGTTTGTAGATGCTGATGCAGTTGCTGGGAATGTAATACCTGTTCCTGCTTGTGGGATTGCTGAATCAAGTGCAAGGGTCTGCCCTTCTTTCATCGTAATCTGTCTAGCACCATTGCCATCAGACAAAACAATATAGTCTGATAAGGTGCGAATGTCTAGGCCATCTTGATTTCCGTTAAAACGACCAATAAGGGTGTTGCCCGTGCCAGAAGTCATTGTGCTTCCAGCCTCGTGTCCCATGAAGGTATTATTACTTCCAGTAGACAAAAGACCTGCGTCAACTCCAACTATTGTTTGTTGGTATCCATTGCCAGAATAACCTGCACGATAGCCAACAAAAACACTACCACCACCACTACCAGTAGTTTGGCTGTAACCCGCCTGATAACCTACTGCGGTAATATTAGAAGCGGTGGTGTTGGAGTAAAGGGCATTAGAGCCAAGCGCAGTGTTGTATTGTCCTGAAGTATTACCTGTAAGTGTTTGATAACCAACACCTGTGCTGTAACTTCCAGTTGCACTTTGAAGAACATTATTACCTATTGCCACGTTCTGAGCCATAGTTGTGCCATACCGCAAAGCACTATCTCCAATAGCCACATTGTTAGAACCCGTAGTAGCAGTAAGTAACGCAAATGCGCCAACGGCTGTATTTGATGTGGCTGTCGTAGCAACTTGTAATGCTTGCTGACCGATTGCTACGTTATAACTACCTGTAGAATTAACTTGAAGAGCCACTGCTCCAATAGCAATGTTTGCTGTTCCAGTTGTATTTCCATAACCAGCCTGATAACCTAGAGCAGTTATCCCACCAGTAGTATTACTATACCCTGCTTGATAACCTACGGCTGTGTTACTAGAGGCGGTGGTGTTGGCTTGTAACGCCTCATACCCAAGAGCAACATTGCTATTAGCGGTAGTATTACTTTGTAATGCTCTAGTACCTAATGCTGTGTTTTGAGAGCCTGTGGTGTTAGTTGCAAGGACAGACTTTCCTATTGCTGTGTTGTTTGAAGCGGTGGTGTTTGATTGGAGTGCGTTGTTACCTACTGCAACATTACTTGCTCCTGATGTATGCACGTTTAAGGTATATAGCCCAATACCAATATTATCTGAACCTGTTGCTCCTGCACCGCCATTTGCAAAAGCCGCAAAACCTAAACCTATGTTGTTTGAGCCTGTAGTGTTTTTATATCCAGATGCTAAACCTACAAAAGTATTATAGTCACCTGTGGTGTTACTATATCCTGCTTGCGCCCCAAAAGCCACATTATTTGAGCCTGTAGTATTTGAATATAAAGTCTGATAACCAAAAGCCTCAACACGACCTGTTGTATTACTATACCCTGCCTGATAACCTACTGCTGTGTTACTAGAGGCGGTGGTGTTTGCTTGAAGTGCGCCCCCACCAACAGCCACATTATTTGCGCCAGTAGTGTTGTTATAAAACGTACCTGAACCTATGGCGATGTTTTCCCCGCCAGTAGTATTTTTATACCCTGCTGACTGCCCTAAAAACACAACTCCTCCGCCAGTAGTATTAGAATATCCTGCTGTATAACCTACTGCTACATTGTAAGAGGCGGTGGTGTTGGAGCGAAGTGCAAGAACACCAAGGGCGGTATTGTAGTTTCCGGTTGTGTTGGCTGATGCGGCTCCGTTACCAAATGCGGCATTGCGCTCACCAGTGGTGTTGGACACCAAAGCGCCACCAGTAACAGCCGTAACACCCGAACCAACCGCTGTGTTATCTGAGGCGGTTGTATTGGCTGATAGCGCACCTGTACCTACAGCAAGGTTATTACTGCCCGTTGTATTGGCGTACAGCGCCTGATAACCGAATGCTTGGTTATTTGCGCCTGTTGTATTGCTATATCCTGCTGTATAACCTACTGCTGTATTGTTAGAGGCGGTGGTGTTTGAACGAAGTGCTTGGCGACCCAGTGCTGTATTGTAACTACCAGTGGTGTTTAGTGTTAGTGAGCCTTGACCAACTGCGGAATTCTCAGACCCAGTTGTATTAACTTGCAAAGCACCATCACCAACACCTGTGTTTAATTGACCAGTGGTGTTCAGGTTTAAAGCACTCCAACCAACTGCGGTATTGTAGTCGCCATTGTTGGTATAGCCAGCCTGATAACCTACAAATGTTCCACGAGAACCCGTAGTATTGGCCGCTAAAGCACTTGCACCAACAGCAGTATTTGAACTTACAGCACCACCTCCACGACCTACAGTAAGACCATAAACAGTTAAGTCAGTACCTGAGTATAAAAGGTTGGCTGAGTCTGTTAGTAGACCTGCGGTGGTAGAGTAGACTACTCGACCACTTGTTAATCCTGAATCTGTAATAGAAGCAAAAACAGCAGCAGGGAAATAGTTGTCATTCTGTACCACATTGGTACCATCAACATAAACAGCACACTTAGAGCCATTAGGAATAGTGATTCCTGTACCTGCGGATGTCTTTACAACAATAGAAAATCCACCTGTCGTGTTGTTTTCTACAATATAGTTCTTGTTTAATGTAGGTACAATTAAGTTTCTTGAAGCAGCATTGGTACCAGTACAGTTTAAGTAGACATTGCGATAATCTTGGCTGGCTACAGTATTAGTAGCAGTTAATGTAACGTCTGCGTTACTAAATGAAACAGTTACACGACCCACAATAGACTGTTCAAACACGTTAGAGAAGTTTGAATTAGTGGTTGTTCCCCAAACGCCAGACTGGTCGCCCGTTGCAATTAATTCTATTTTTAAATTTGATGAATATGTGCTCATAGTATTCCTATACCATTGTTATTTCTGTCCAATTTGGTAATTCCCCGTTGTTAATCTGCGCCCAATTAGCCGTTTGATTATTATTAATCTCTTGCCAATAATAATATCCCAAATTACCTGCTTTTCCTACCGCATTAACACCTGTTAATGCTACAGTTATTCCACCGTTTGTTATCGTTCCTACTGCGCCTCGTCCAGCAACTCCGGTTATTGTCTGCCCTGAAAATACAATACCAAGCAAACCTGATGCACTAACTCCAGTTAAAGGTACTGTTATTCCACCGTTTGTTACTGTGCCTACTAAACCACTTGCATTTGCACCGGCTAAAACTACACTAATAGTCTCTGTTATTGTTTCTATAACACCACTTGCAAGCACTCCAGTTAGTGGGGCTTCTTTTCCAACTCCTACAGAACCAACGTCACCACTTGCAGAAACACCGGTTATAGGTACAGACTTACCACCAGTTACCGTTCCAACTGCTCCAGAACCTAAAACGCCTGTAATTGTTACTTCTTTACCGTGCTCTACCGTTCCAGTTAAGCCGCTTGCATTTACACCTGTTAACGGTATGCTTATTCCTAGTGCTACTGTTCCTACAAATCCACTAGCAAATGTACCGTCTTCATTCTCATCTACACTTGCTACTACCGTTCCTACTGCACCACTAGCGCCAACACCGGTCAGCGCTATGGTAGTGGATGGTACTTCATCGCCTAATAAACCAGTACCTACTACGCCAGTTAACTCAAGCGTTCCACCCCACCCGTTATCGCCCCACGCATTATCACCCCAGCCCAGAGCCATACATTACCTTTAAGTTGTAGATAAGCGTACTAAAGCGGTTGTTGTCGTGTTTGATGGCATTGTTAAAGTAAAGTTACCGGCAGTAATCGTCTGCGAACCAAAGGTATACACCGCAACCGCCTTGTTAGACTGGGTTGAGTTATATAACAACATAGTGTCAAACGCAGTAGACAATGTTACTGTCGTGTAAACAATAGCAGCAGATGGTGTCCAGTATCCTACGCCAGCAGTTGTAGATGCATTTGTAGATGCTGGATTAGTTGCACCTGTAACCGCTACACCACCAGCCGTATATCCTGTACCTGTTACTTCACCAGTAGCACTGTAAACCGTAGTTGACGCATTTAGCGTAGCAGATGCTAGATATAAAGCCGCTTTAAATGTATTTGCTGTACTTGCAGTCTGCGCTGGGTTAGCCGAACTAAAGTTATGGGTTGCACTTAATAGTTCCCCCAAAAACGAAGTACACATTGATTGAGTATTTGCCATAATTTATCCTATAGTTGCACCGACTAAATCGGTAAATGGTGAAGTTTTAAGGGTTACATGAGCAGAACGGTGGACTAGTTCACCATCTAGCCAATATTCTGTCCAAGTTGTGTACTCAATATCATTTTCAACTAAACCTTCTTTTTTCTCTAACAAAGAATCATCCATTTCGCCTTTGGTAGTGGTAACTAATGCCATATAACCCCCGTTTAAACTCGTATTAATGCGCTATCAGCAGAATTTGCTGGTAATGTCACTGTAAAACTGGATGTTGCAGTTTTATCAGACCCAAAATTTAGTACCGCAATTGATTTGTTTCCTTGACTCTGATTGTAAATCAACGCACCCCTACAAGTAAAGGCTGCTCCAGTCCAAACCACGTTATTAAAACTCACATAAACCGTAGTTCCTAACGTGTTAATGGTTATATTTTGGCATGGTTTGCCACCAGCAACATAGCCAGTTCCAACCACCTCTTCCAATGTTGTATAAATAGTAGTATCGGCACCTAAATTGGCATTACCGGTATACAAAGCCATGTAAATAGTGTTTGTTGACAGGTTTTGCACACCTTGAAAGATGTTCTGTTTAAACGATGTGGTTATGGTTTGTGAAATCATGTGACTGGATACTTAGGAACGCCATCACGGAATGAATCGCCCTTCTCTTTGGCATCGCCAAGTTGTTTGAGAAGCATCATTGACTCGTCATATCGGGCTTTATATAAGGTAACAAGGTCTGGCTCACCCTTCATATAGGTAATTGCTTCCATTAATGTGCCATTTAGTAAGGCTGTATCAAAGTTATCACTTAACCAAGTGTTACTAGCGGTAACAATTGACTGCGGATAGTAGAAATAATGTAACTCCATGCGATAAACAGCATCTGGAGTTGGTCCAAGAATGAAACTTAATTCATTTGGTAATGAATATTGTGGGCCAAATAGACCATAATATAATGGCAAGCCCGTATCATTAGGGCTTGGATAGCCTTCTCGAATAAAGTTTACATCTTTAT